TGCCTTGCGTAAGTCCAAATTGTTGGTCTTCGGGTGCTGGGGCATAGTCGTATTGCGTGTTCCCCTGCGTTATCATCAAATCAGCAATATAGAGGTTTAGCGTTGTCGCCGCTGGTTGTGTCATGCCATAGCGGAAGTCAACAAAGCAATAATTGGGCGCATCGCTATAGCCGGGGTTATTGACAAGTAAGCTGAACGGCTGCCAGTTGGTTGTGGCCGTCACATCACCCGCATTAACACCACCCATATTCACATTCACGCTGAATGTGGTTCCGTCCGTTTTCATGCGCCCACTGATGCGGAATTGACCGCGTGGCAGATTGCCTGCAAACCGCTTGAACAACTGCCCAACACGGTTAAAACTCTTTGTTTTCGTGCATTTCACACCATGAATGCTGCTATCAAGTACTGCACCAGCCTCTGCAACCAATCCTGCATTGACGGCAAAGATGTTGCGGCCTGCAAACATATCACCTGTTGTTTTCAACGGAACAGCCTTCGTGAACGTTCTCCCATTATCATCAGAATAGCGGATATACGTTTTTTCACCTCTACCATCGTTGACAACTGATACCGTGTATTCTGCTCTTGCCTTTATTGCCATATCCTAATTATTTAATATACATTCAAATTTTGCACTCGCATTGAGTACATCATCTCTATTTACGCTAATACTATTCCCCACGCCAACATGTGCCGTGTTAAAAGCCGTGTCGCCTGCCGTGTCTGTTGAAACCCTTACCCATGAGAACTTGTTTGCAGCATAATTAGCTGTTGTTTCTGTGTTGCCCTCGTAGATATGCGCTGTAAGGGTTATTGTGCCACGTCCGTTGTAAAGCACGTTTCCCATGTCGCTATTTATCTCCATCCGTATTCCTTCGCTTCCTCTATCCACTTGTAACTGCCATTGAGGATTGCTCATGCTCGGTGCTGATGTGACGATAGTACCTATTGGGGCAACACAAAGCCATAGTCGGCCATCATGTGAAACTCTATCATAGTAGCCATATTGCTCTCCTGCTGTGAATGTGCCTCTGTCGGCAACGAAAGGTACGGAGTTACCATCCCTGCTCTTCAAACGGAATAAATCGGACGAGAACTCAACCTTGCTTGGCGAGATAATCGCATTTGTTTTCCCTGCTAAAGAGTAGCTATTCACGCCACTATACCAAACAATGGCTGGTGCTTCATCGCCAATCGTGACAACTTGGATAAGGCTCTGTCTATCGGTCTTTGTCCTATTGCCGAACTGAACAAGCGTATCATCAACTTTTGGCTCATCACTTCCTTGCTCACAGTCGGTCTTTGAAAGGTCGATATAATCAACACCTTTCGCCATCACCCTGCGCCAATAGCTTCTGTTGGAGACGCCTGCATAAACGCCTGCACGGATATTAAACGTTTGGCAACGCGCTTGGTCGTCAACTTCCCACAAGTTTGTCGTAGCCGTGGTGCCGTTATCTTGATAAAAATAACAACGCCATGTAGTGCCGTTATCAACAACACGCTTAATCTTCGACCCACACGCACTGAATACGAAATTGCCGCCAACATAGCTTAGCTTGCGTATTTCCAACTCGTTAAATACAGCTTTACCCCAAACAATCAAATCTGTTATGCTTAGCTGGTACTTCCCATCAGCGCGTTGTGTTAATCCAAAACCTGCTTGCTCGTTTGGGTTGAAATCCTTGCTCGTGATAGCTTTCAATACGGCTTCTCCCAATTCATTAATGGAATAGTCTGTATCAATATTCAAACCCTTTAGGAACGTGATAACGGCTTGGGCGGTGTCGGGAGTGTCCTTATGCAAGAAACGCCTGTCTGTGTAGTTCTTTACAAGCGTGCTGATTTGTTCACTATTAAGGCCTGCACCACTGAAATTGCCCGATAGGATATTGTTTACATCCTCCTTTAGTTGTGAGATAGTTCCTTTCGATGTTTGATTTCCTACAACAATCTCCTGTATGATTGGATAATCAAGTTTCGTTATTAATTTGATTACACGAGTTTTCAACCTATACCCAAAGCCGTCATCAAAGGTTACTTTTTGGCCTATATACAGGTGAGGATTATTTTTCTCAAAAGCAACAGCATTGGACGCAAAAGAGTAGTTATTATTGTCTTGCGCGCGTCTGTTTATTTCCTTTATTGTTCGTTCTGCCAATTCGTTTTGTGCGAGCTTTATTTCAGCATCACCCATAACTATATTAAACAGAACTACAATATTACAAGTGAAGTCGGGCTTATTGTTCCCACGAGGGTAAAGTCCCTCATTTTCATTTGTCGGGATAATGGTATCTCCACTCTGATACTTAATTATCTTATAGTCCCCCTTTAATACATTTACGTCACTATCTCCATCCGCTGCGATTGGAGAAATATTACTATTATCTTCGTGGTAGCGGAGTTCAAATCCATCTTGTCCGTTAGGCTGACCGACAAGCCCTTGCGTTAATGCATCATAGTGGTTACTCGTAGCATGAGTGTTGACCTTAAAAAAGCCCTTAAGAGTGTACCCTTGCAAAATTTGCTTGGCTTTGTCTAATTCATAATCATACCAATAATAAGTAACACCTTTATCAATCGTTGTGTTAATGATGGTCTTTCCTGCTATCTGCGTCGTAGAGGGGAAAGCAAGTCGCATATACCATATTGTGTACGTCTTCTTATTTCCCTTACTATCAAGTTCTATCTGATTTGTTTGCTCATTCTTTAAAAACCGAACGCGCTTGCGGACATTATACACATACAAATCAATGTGAGGATAAATATCATCAAAGGAAAGAGCTAATGTTTGTTTTATAGCCTTTGAATTGTCAAAAGTAGCCTTTGTGATAATATTCCCGTCTGTGCCAACATATATACAACCATCGGGATAATCTGACTTATTTAGCCCTAATCGTGCAAGTGTAGCGACGTTCCCTGTTCCAACAAGTGCCTTTGTAGACATATTCTTTGTCGAGCCTTGCGGATAAAAGCAATTATAATAATTATCTTTACTTTCGCTAACAGAGGCATGCTGTACATTATCGTGTGCCTTTAACGTTGGCACTTCCTCGCCCAAGTTAATGCTTATCTGACCGAAATACAAAGCCTTATGTTCCCATGACAAATGCCACTCGCAAGAATTGTTCTTGCAAGCCTGAGCGATAGAAGATAATACGGAAAGAATATCATTTGACGATACAGAAAAAGAAACAGACGCATCAACGTTACCGCAAAGGGTATAAGTGAACTGCTTTGATTTTTCTGTTATCCCTAATGCTTCATTGATAGCTTTACAGGCATATTCAAGTGCATTTGTTGTCAACCCATCGTATGACCATTCTTGCTGTTTGATTGGGTTTTTGTTCGCGTCAGTCGTGGCATACAAGAAAGGTACACGAGATAACCACATTAAGGGATGATGAAACTCGGGAGTGTACTTGAAAGCCTTATCGTCCTCTGTTGGCGTGTACGAATTGAGTAACCTGTATTTAAGACCATCACCGAAAGGGATAATATACGAGCCTGCATGTAAAACGATTTTTTTATCACTTTGCCATGACAAACGGACTAAGTTAGTTTTCCCTAACTCTTCTTCGTGCTCGGCCGCCTCAGTTATAATTGCGTCTGTTATTCTGTTATCGCTGATGTCGTATATTACCATACTCGCAAAGATAACAAGCGAGTAACAAAGGGGGCTATATGCGACAAAAAGAAAAGCCACAACGTTTTTTGTTGTGGCTTATTAGGTGGTGTTAATAAACAAACCCTGGCACTGAAACGATAAACCCTTTCTCGTCCCTAATACAATCGGGGTGGCCTGTTGCAGGTGCAACGACATCACAACGGCATTTACCTTTTGCCGCAGTTAATACTATTGCGCTTACAATGTACGTAACCCCTTTTTGAGGGTCGGGTAATCCTACAATATCACCATACTCTTGCTCGTAGATATCATCGTGCAGACGTGTGAAGTGAGCGTTGACCCTTGCAATACCTTCGCTCTCAAAAACTCTACTATCATTTAATTTAATGGCGTGTGGGGTGTAATTCTTAAATGTTGTCATAATTGTGTGATATTTAAAATTGAAATGTAACTTATTGATTATCGCCATTGTCGGTTTTCGCCTATGGCTTTTTCGTGCCTTTGATGATTTCGTCAAGAAACAATGCTCTTTGTTATATTAATATCCAAATTGATTTGGTGTGCCTATTTTTAGGTTATGCATACGCTTTACTCTCTTATTGCCCAACTTGTAACTATCACCACATATACAGCGACCTACGAATTTATCCCATGTTAGATTATTTTGGCAAATTGTTTTTGTTCGGCCATCATCTAACAATATGGTATCGCCACGCTTAATATCTAATTTGTGTACTTCTTCAATGTCGCAATCGACGATAACGACATTATTAGAGTGCTTGTAACAATATGTAATATGATAGTTTTTCATTGTCTTTGCTTTTAGTAGGGTAGGCAAACCTACCCCGATGTTGATTTATGCTATTCTAACAAGGTTTGCTTTCTTAAAACAACGCCACTCATCTTTTTCAGTGTCAAAATACACTTGGCAAGTGTCGTTTGTCTTTTTCTCGCCTTTGGTCTCGGGTATGCGGTCGCTCATAAGAGTGCCGTACGCTTCACGTAGGCTACCATCAACCTTTTGAAAATAGAACTTGACCACTCGCTTGCTAAGTGCAGCCTTTAATTTGATGTTCAACCATGCAGCTTTTAAAGCCGCTGAAATTGTATAGCCGTTCTTGCGAACGAACTGCCATGCTAACTGCATTACCTCTCTCATTTTGTTTTTAAATGTTGTTGCCATAATCGTTGTTATTTAATCGTTAAACTTTTGTTTCTTAAACACAATGCAAAGGTAAATGATATTTTTGACCCAAACAAGAAAAAGACAAATTATTTTTTGACTTTAACATACATTAGTAAATGATATTTTTGACTTTAGTATATGTAAAGTATCTTTGCAACATGAATAGAATAGAAGAAGTAATAAAAGAACACGGATATACTATTACATCTCTTGCGGAGAAAATAGGAACTTCCAAGCAGAACTTGTTTGCGAAGTTAAAAAGTCCGTCTTATCCAACGTTAATTGAAATCGCTACTGCTCTTAACGTGCCTATGTGGCAGTTGTTCGCCTCGCCCGAAGAAATCGCAGGAGCTGGAGATTTTGTTGCCTTCATAAAAGATGGGAGGGAAATTTACCATGCAGATAGTTGGCAAGAGTTGGAAAAACTTGTAAGTAATAAAAAATAATGGGAATACTATTTCGCAAGCGTATTAAAATAGTTAAAGGAGTACACTTAAATATAAGTAAGAGTGGTACAAGCCTATCTGTTGGACCACGAGGCGCGAAGGTTACGATAGGGAAGAAAGGCGCTTATGCAAATGTAGGAATACCCGGAACAGGGTTGTATGCAAGGCAAAAGATAAGTGGTGCAAGAAATACTACATATAAAGAATTGAAAAGACAGCGAGAAAATGAAGCTATAAATGCAAACCCCTTACGTTTCCTTGTTATTTTCGTTTCGCTTTTTATGTCTGTCATTTTACCAACATTCGGTAATGCTTCTTGGTGGTGGTTTCCCTTATTGTCAATAGGTGGTATAATTATAGGATTATGTATCCCTAACCCTAAAGAGAAAAACTCTGTTGATATTGTAAATAACGAGCCGTTGCCAAATGACGTTGTGGAGAAAAAAGATGAAAAAATAACTTCCAAATTAAAAGAGGGAGATGTGTCTAAGTTAGAAAATATAATCAAGTTACTAAATTTTGACCCATGTTTTTTAGATGCTGCACGTCTTGTGATTTCCACTCAACAATGTTCTACGAGTGCAATACAAAGGAGATTTAACATTGGATATAATCGGGCGGGAAGAATAATTGACCAACTTGAGCATGTGGGAGTTGTTGGTATTGCGACTGGCTCTGCTCCAAGAGACGTCTTGCTTTCAGATGAAAAAGCTCTTTTGGAAATAATATCTAATTTGGATGTTGAAAAAATTAAGGAACCAATACAAACAGAACCTTTCACGGAAGCAAATCATTTCGAGGAATGCTCGCGCTTGATAAATCTTGGTATAAATTTGGAAAAAGAAAAAATGATAGATGAAGCTATAAAGGTTTATGAAAAAGCAATCGTTCCCCAACTACCTGTTAAGCATCCATACGAAAGGCTTACTATATTGTATAGAAAACGCAAAGACTATGCAAATGAAATAAGAGTTATAAAGATAGCTATTAGTGTCTTTATGAAAGAGAATGAAAGGAGAGCAGGGATAGTATGCGACAAAGATGGTTCTCTCCATGATATGGTTATGCATGCATTGGAAACTAACGAGAGTATAAGATATGAAGATGGGAAATGGGCTTTTGTTCAATATGATGTTATGGAGTTGATAAAACGCTTGGAGAAAGCGAAAAAATTACAAAATCATAAAATTAGTACAAAGTAGAGTTGAGGGACTTGAAAAAATAATGCAGGAAACAATAATTAAAAACGATAAGATTATGAAAAAGATTTTTTTATTATCATTCATTCTTGTGGTATGTTCTTTTGCCCATGCCCAAGAAAAAGTTAACGATTATGTAAAGGCTGGTACAATCGTTCCTTTGGTATCTCTGCATGAAGTAAGAGGGAAAACGGCACATATAGGAGATATGGTAGACTTCAAAGTATCACGAGATGTTATGAACGAGGATAAACTTGTCATTCCATCGGGGGCAATAGCCAAGGGCGAAGTGTACAAAGCAAACCGCTCATCGTGGTGGGGTACAAAAGGTAAATTGGGAATACGATTGAAGTATGTTACCCTCCCTAACGGTAAAATGATTTATCTTACAAATTCAGACATTTATATAACGGGGAAGAACAGAACTCCACTATCGGTTGTTCTTAGCTGCTGTGGTCTATGGGAATTTATGTTCTTATGCGGCACGAAAGCTGTTATGCCCGTGGGATATGAGTTTGATGCCCATGTAGCTAACGACACACAAATAACGCTTTAAAAAGACAAGTAAATGAATTAGGATAGCCGTTAAGCTACCCTAATTTTTTATGTCCTATTGGTTGGGTTCGGTTCAATGAATGAAAGCCCAATCTTAGTAAAAGTCCTATCTGTGTTTCGTGCAAAAGTGCAGTTCCGACCAGTGTATTTCAGATGGTACACGTTTGGACTATCTTCGGGAATTAGTATAACCACGTCGCCTTTCCGCAATTCCTCAATAAATTTATGGTTCTTTATTGTGAAATCGGCTGCATTTATACCTTCCATTGTAAATGTGAGTGTTAAGCTGCGCTCGTTAACTTTTGGGATAGCGTCGGCATATTGCACGCCGTCTGCCAATCTATCATTATTTGTAATATAATCCTTTAGAGGATAATACCCATTGATAGCATCAAGAAAACCATCGCCCATACGCACGCCCCATTCGGTTAATGCGTCTTTCCCATTTATTAATAAATCTGCCATAACTACATATCTTTAATTTTCTTTTTTATATCAGCAACATCGCCACTCATAGACTTCATAGCTTTACTCATCGCCGTTGTATCTTCGTGAATACCTTGTAATTCTAAGTAGGAGTTCGCCTGTATTGTTCTTAAATCATCCGCAATATTGTTTTGTTCTCCAACAAGAGAAATTAACCCCTTTACGGAAACATCAATCGTACTTAATTTTACATTGACTAACTCTTTTAATTGGTCACGTGATATATTCCCTGCCGTTGTAAGTGCAACGATATTATTTGCTTGCTCAAATGTGATAGAAGAAACACCATTTGCCGTAGCATTTTGTTCTTCATCTCCTTTCTTCTTTATTAGTCCGGCCTGCTCCCAAATCTTCCTTTGCTCAATACCTTGGTTCGCTATATCTTCATTCGCCTTACGGATATAAGCTATCTCTCCGTCATCTAACCCGTTTTCAGCAGCTTTCGCAATATATTTATATAGTTCATCTATTTTCGGTTTGAGATTTTCGTTCGTAAAACTCTCTATCAACGCATTGCTTATAAGGTCGTTGATGTTATCCGCAAAGTCTTTTGTTGTACTTTCCAAATTCTTTAATGCGGACTTATATGAGTCCATAAAACCATCCCACGAGTACCCTGTAAGTTTCTCATTTAATGTTGACGATAACTCATCCTGTTTCCCTGCACGCTCAATATATTGATTGACTAAATCTTCAGGGCTTTTTAGTCCTTTATTGCTATCAAAAAACTCTCTCCACGCGTCCATTGCTTGCGCACGCAATTCTTTCATTTCTTCGGGAGAAAGTTTCCATACATCAGTTGCGTTATATACACGTGCTTTTGAACCTATCTTTTCAAGAATTTTATTAAACTCTCCCCACACATGCCAACTACTATCAGACGCATCATAATTGAAAGAATGATGTCTACCCCATTCACTTGCCCTTTTGTTTATGGCATTACGTTGATTTTTCTCCCAATCTCGCTCTTCCTTCAGGGCTTTTTTATAAGCATCTATTGATTGTTCGTTTGTGTTATCTTTCTTTTCAATACTCTTTGACAAATCATCAATGGATTGCGCAAGTCGTTCGTTTGATTTTGACAGGTGTTTAATCTCATCTTCCATGTCCTTTTCGTTACCGCTACCGGTGAACAACCTACCAATACCATTAAATATGCCGCCTATTATATTCAGTATCCCTTTTAAAATCTCTACAATGAGTTTAGGCAATTCTGCAAGAATTGTTTCAACAACTTTCCCAACTCTATCAAGAATACCTTTAATAAATCCAGCGGGGTCATCACCAAGCGCATCAATGATTTGCAAAATTGCACCAATCAAGCCGCCAGCCTTACCACCAATGGCGCCAATAATTCCTCCTGTACCACCTTTCCCACCAATGGACTTAATCAGATTGGCCAATCCATCGGCAAATCCTTTTAACGTTCCATTAGACATGGTTTGCAGAGCTGAAGAGAAGTTATCTAAGCCCTGCACAGCCTTGCTTGTGCTATCTGTCAGATTGGCTTTCTTATCGTCCTTATCAGCAATAGCATCGTTCATTTCTGACGCGGTCTTTCTAACTTCTACTTGTGCTTTGTCAACTTTTGATTGTGCAATGCTTTTCGTTGTTTCATCCGTCGCCAATGATAATTCTTTTTCAGCAACTTTCAAATCCTCAACAGCCTTTGCATGCGCTTCTGTCTTTTCTTTCAGATGCCGCACACTTTCTTGATATGCACGTGTCTGCTTCTCAATATCGCCCCATTGTGAGAAATTAAAAGGAGATGTGGTTTCACCAACACCCTCACTACGCAACTTGTCGCGCAAATCGGTATAGGCTTTTTTGTCAGATGGGGACAATGATTTAAATTCAGCCGAACGCATGTATTGTTCAACTTCTTTTAGCGTTTCTTTCGCAATATCCCTTAATACTTTGCCAATTCCTCCGAATGTTGCACCCCAGTCAATATTCATTGCAAGCGAATTGGAATTAGTCTTCGCAAGTGCGCTTTCTTTTTCTTTCTGTAGTATCTTCTTGCGGTTCTCGTCTTTCTCCTTTGTTATTTTATCATCATACTCTTTCGCGATGGCGTATGCTTGTTCCTGTATTGTCCCATACTGCTTTAGATAGTCATACATCGATTGTAATTGCGACGCGTAGAAATCCTTTATTTCGTTGTCATGTTTGATTTTGATATTTGCACGCATTTTGTCGAACTTGGATTGTTCATCTTTTGATAAAGTAACAGAGGATGTTTTGAAAACCTTATCCTTGTTTCTGGGATTGGCTTCAAATGCCGCCTTTGCATCCTCTTGTTTCTTTTTTAGATAATCCCGCTTCTGCTTTTCTATCTGTTCTATTTCTCTTTTGTGTGCAAGTTTCATTGCGGCAATCGTCTTCTCGCTCCCATCCATAAGGGAGTCAATACGGGATTGCTCGACTTGGTTTTCGAGTTCCAATTCAGCTTCGTGTTGGGCTATCTTTTGCTTTGTGAGATTTTCGTTTGCTTTCTGTTGTTCCTTTGCATCCTTGGCTCTCTGCTTGCGTTCACGTTCTGCCTTGGCTGCGGCTTTCGTGTCACTGGTGGCAGAATACACTTTTTCCCTTTCAGAAATGGCGTTTATCTTCTTCCGGAGCTCTGCCCCTTTCTTTCCTGCTGCTTCTGCTTCTGTAAGGCTATCAAGTTGCGATTGCAAATTCTTACGTTGTTCCTGCAACGTCTGTTTTGTTTCTGCTGTTTCTTTTTTCTTACTTCGTGCGCTATCAATACCATTTGCATAGGTTAATAACTCATCTATATCTTTTTGCTCTAATGTTAACCCTTTCAACTCTTTGTACTCAAGCGCAACTTTCCTCCCCGTAGCTTTTGCTTTCTGCAATGTTGTAATTACCGATTTTAGTCGTTCGTTACTCATCTTGCCAACGGCATCTTGAAAGTTACTTTTCCCAGTCCCGACTTTTACTCGTGAAGCTGCGTACTCTTCTTTTTTTGCGCTCTGCTCGTAGAACTCATAAATATCTTTAAACGGGACAAAAGCTCTAACGCTCCATTCAGGGCGACCATGTGCTTTAGCGTATGCTGATATAGCCTTATCTTCGACTTTCTTTTCGGCATCGGTAATTTCACTTCCATTCATGTGCTTAGTCCCAATATTCTTTAAAGTACCAACATCTTGGCGATACGATGTAGCCTTATTTGTATGTATTTTAGCTTCTTTTTCGGCATCTAATTGAGCACTTTCTCTCTTTAGGGCTATAATATTTTTCAAATGGCCTTCTTCGTCGATGTACTTTTTTATGATAGAGGGGTATCGCGAAATAAGCAAATTCATTGCTTTTCTTCTTTCCGATGTTGACAATGTATCATCGTTTGCTGTCGCAATCGCTCGTTCTGTTTCCGCCCTATATTTTTCCATGACTTCCTTAGCATTTTTCATAGACCCATTAAGTGCGTTTTGAGCAGCTTCAGCCTCCGTTAGTCCATCACTCGTTGCTATAATAGCACCTACCAATGTGCCAAGTGCAACTGCCGCCAACACATAAGGGTTTGCAAGCATTGTCGCATTAAGAAGTGCTTGTGCCTTTTGGGTTATTAGAATTTGTGCCCTTGCAATAGTCATAGCAAGTGTGTGCCCATTCTCTGCTATCGTAGCTATCCCTACAGCAACCTTATATGTTCCATAGGTTACGACAAGCCCAGCTATTATTCTTCCAACTTGCTCGTAATTCTCAACAAGTTTTGTCGCCATCTGCACGGCAGACATAACAACGCCTTCTCCCTTGCCACCAATCTCATTGAACATATTATCAAAACTCTCTTGCAGCATTGAGATTTGGCCGTTTAGCGTCTTTGCGCCCTCTTGCGACATCCCATAGAACTTACCACCAGCACTTGCGGCGGAAATAAAAGCGTCTTGCACCATCTTAGATGATATGGCACCCTTTGACATTTCATTTTTCAGCTCGCCGATTGACTTTCCTGTTTTCCGTGAAATTTCCTCAAGTGGGTTAAATCCCGCATTGACCATCTGCATAAGGTCTTGCCCCATCAATTTCCCTGCCGATGACATTTGAGAAAAGGCGAGGGCAAGGCCATTAAATTTGCCTGTATCTCCCATGGAAATATCACCAATAGCTTTCAGATAGTCGATAGATTTTTCTGCTTCTATGCCGAAAGAAGTCATCATCTGTACTGCCCCGACCATATCTTTTGTGTTCAGTGGCGAAGCAAGGGCGTATTCCTTTATCTGTCCCATGATATTATTAAGCCGTTCTTGACTACCGCCCAATAGTACTCTTAGCGATGTTTCCATGCTCTCAAAGTCAGCGCGAACAGAGATAATCTTGCTCCCAAGTTCCTTTAGCCCCAATCCGCCGATTACCATTGTGCTTATTTGCTTCATCTTATCAGAAAGCATATTCATTGTTTGCACAGTACCCCCTCCATCTTCTCTCAGTAAGGCGTACTCATCGCGAAGCCTTTTTACAGAGAGCCGTGCGTTTGCCTGTTCTTGTGTCAATCCGAATAGTGCTGCTTTTTCTTCTTCGAGGGCATTCTTTGCAGCGCGCCACTCTGCGAGTTTACTACCTGCTGACATGGGGGAAACTTTTGCCGCCTCATGATATGCTTCCCCAAGTCGCCTTACGTCTGCGGCAACGTCTTTAACAACAGATTTTTGTGCAATAATCTTCTCTGTGAAGCTGTTAACACTTTGGGAGGCTGCAAATATTTTTTGCTTAAAATCACTCTCAACAGCAGCGGATGCTTGTGCAATACGCCCGGTTACATTACTCAACTCCTTAGATGTCTGTTGCAACTTTGCATTTAGAGCATTAAAAGCCGTAGGGTTCTGTATTGCGTCAGTGCCCTTAATATCTTGCTTTAGCTTAGCAATCTCACTTCTTAGCCGTTGCAATTCCTCAAAATCAGCTTGTACACGAAACTTTAATTGTGCCATATTTATTTTCTTTTTCTTCTTTGTGCCAATTCCTTACCACTAATCGTTTTAACCACATCACCAAAAACCTCATGTTGTTTATCTCTTTGCATAATGATAAGGTTTCGATAAGGAATTTGATTAACTACTTCGTCATACGTTAGATGCAAGCTATCCATGAATGACGCTATTTGTCCTAATAATGTCCTATTCCCAACTACTTCGGACTTGCTGCCAGCAGGCTTGCGTTCTTCGTCAAACTGGCAGCTTTCAAGAAAGGGCTTATTCCAATCAAATCAAAAGCCGATGTAATTGCGTCTACAACATCATCCAATGTTCCTTCCATTAATTCCTCACTGATGGACAAATCTCCTTTTATAAGCCACGACAACGCTTTTGCATACGCACAACAATCTTTAGCGGCAAGTAGCATATCCTTAAATGTTCCATCTTCGCCAAAATCAATGTCACTGATACACGAAATAGCCCCTGCGAGTTTCTTTATTGTGGGAGGCTGGATAGGATATGCCTTATTATTTACGTAGACAATAGAATAATCACCGCCTATGATAGCCTCTGATATTAATTTGCTCGCTTTACTCATAATGAAAATAAAAAGGGGTGGAGGTGGTTGTTAGCCACGTTCCACCCCGATGTTATCCTACAATCTTATTACCTTAAACCAAGGCCTTTACTTCTGCTTCGTCGAAGTTATACTCACTCGAAACTCCATCAACAGTAGGAGTTTGAACAAGCCCCTTTACAGCAAGTGCAATAGCCTTGTCAGTGTTTGCCTCACGCGTCACAATCTGACAATTCGGGAAGATAAACCAAACATCGTCTTCTGTAAGGCAGAACAAGGTCTTTTTGATAACAACCTTGTCATTTGAGCGTTTCCACCCAACGGGGTTATCTTTGTCTGCACCTGCACCACCTTTCTTGACGATTTCTCCACCCATAAGAGCGGCCTTAGTCTCATAGTCGTATTGACCGATTGAAAATTGCGGTGTCAACTCGCCAGGGGTTGTATCATATCGATACGCTTGCCCTGTAAGTTGGTTCTTGTAAGGAGTGACAGAAGCCTCGCTTTCCTCAATATTCCACGTTTCGCCGTGAACATTCTTTACTTCATTCTTTGCGGTAATTGCCGCTTTAATAAGCGTTTTTGCAAAGTCTGCTGTAATATCTTTGTTCACAACAGAAGTATCAGCATACATAATGCGCTTAATACCAACAGCTGAAATTTGTCCCATAATCTTATTTTACATTTAATACGTTAAACAATAGTCTACAATTAACAAAATGGCACTTCAAAGCAGTGTCCGCTTCAATGTGGATAGTATCTACTACATAGTTGTATCTTGTTCCGTCAAACTCATCTGTTACGCTTTTGAAGAGTTTCTTTGCCGTTCGCTCCAATTCCTTTAACCGGAGTGTATTGGCAATGTTCATCCCTAAATCGGGCACGCACAGATTGACTTCACAAAAGCACTTCTCCCAATACTTGCTCGGTGTCTGTCCTTTTACGTGGATAGTGATACGTTCTCCTTGTAGCTCGCCCGTAAGGGTTTTGCCGAAAGGAACTATATCTATCCCGAACGCCTTGCAATCTCGGTAGAGAATATCTGCTATGTCGGTAGTTACTATCATTCAAACATTTCTTTTAATTTCTTCTCCGCTCTCAATGCAGGGTCACTCAATACAACAAACCCCTTTGCTTCAACGTATGATGCGTAGTCGGCGGTATTTTCCAATGTAAGTCCATCCTTATCAACATCAAATGTGTTTGACTTTTCTAAGTTACCGGTGCGATTTTGGTATGTGTGATTGGCTTTTGCGTCCTTTACAGCTTCATCACCAACATCTATCATGCCTTTTTGCACTTCCCACTCGACATCGTCAAAGAACTGGTCTACATCTGTAAAGTCACTTTCTACATCCATAATTCTGTTTTATTGAAATAGTTAGAGTACTTAACAATGTAAACTTTTCCCTTACCACGGATAATACATCCATCTATACACCTTACCTCTACGCCTGCACTGACATCCACTTTCCCATCACAAACTACGTGATAATTAGGGCGGTACACATCACCATTAGGAGAGTTGAATTCCCTTGTTGTGTTATCATCACAGCGGCACTTGCATAGTGTTGCCCACTCTTCGCCTCCCGTGTTAGGGATAGGGTGTCCATATTCGTCCTCTTGGAGTGGTGTCACCCTTTTAACCTGCAATATGTGTGGTGCGAATATCATAAGATACGTATCTTCGGTTTATTGTCGTTGAGTTCATCCTTTAATCCGTACTTCTTACAAAGGAGAGAGTAATAGTCCTTTACGCCTTTAATGTTCCACGACATAGAGAAACCGCTCTCATTGATAGAAGTAGGACGAAGCAAAAGAGATGGAATGAAGTGAGCAATAGCAACAGAAATAGAATCTACGTTATCACTCATTACATCGTCATCTATATTCACATTCGCATTGAGTGACATATCCAACAAGTCAGCTTCCGACAACTGAATGCCGAAAGACTGAAACTTGTCTGATATGTACTTCCTTACGTTCATTTCGTCAACTTAGTAAGGTCTAAAGTTGTAATGAGCGTTGGGTCTGCAATCTGTGGTATCCATTCTGCGGTGTACTCTAAGTAACGTCCGTTATGGTCACGATTAGCAGCCACAAGCATGTCACCATCACCTGTTGGAGTGTAGGTCATGCCTGGCACAGGGTCGGTCTGCTCATACGGCGTGTGGTAGCGCATGTATCCAATCTTCTCTTGTGGCAAGAGGGTGATATGGCCGTCTGCGTAAACCTGCACGTTCTTGCCGTTCTGCTCCTTGACATAATCGTCCTTGATTTCAATAGCAGGGAGGCCAATGCCTGTGAATAGGTCAGAAGCTAATGCGGATGTAATCAAACCTGTTGAGAGGTACAACTGATTAGAACCAAGTTGCATCTTAAACATCTCACCAAACTCAGAAGAGCCGATGATATGCTTGACGAACGTGCCACGGCTCATCACCATTTTTGCGTACTTACCGAAGTCAGGAGCAAGCTCATTGAGTTTGTTCATGAGATAAGTAACCATCTTCTTCTTTGTGCCGTCGATAACGTCGCTATCCTGCAACTCGATAGCGTTCATAGGAAGTTCGATATTGAGGAACTCCGTAGCATTCTGCTCTGATACTGCCTTGTCCTTGTTACGGACAATAGCTTTACCTGTCATAAGGAGGTCGCCAACAACCAAATCCATACGCTTGTGAGCAGCAAGCATTACTTGACGGTAATCGTCGTAGATGAAAGCGATGATGTCGTTGAGTGCCGACACCTGCCCTGCGGCATTTGCTTCGTTGTACTTATCGAGCAAGTCCTGCAACTCCGAAAGGCGGTCTACACTCATTTGATAGCGGTCACCAAGATAGGCAACCTCACCATACCCCTCACCGATGTTTCTACGCTCACGGATGGGCTTCTCACCAAACTGCGAGTTGATAGAACCAGCCATCACACCACGAACAGAACCGATATAGTCCTTGAATACTCGTGTGGTGGTCTTACGCCAGTCGAGGAACTCTTGCCAATAGATAGCGTCCGTTCTTGTTTGAAGGACACGATTAATAACTGCACCTACAATAGCAGGCTCGTTAAATAATGATTGAATAGTCAATGTCATAATATGCCCTTTCTTTACTCGTTAAACTGGAAGTGAGGAAGATTGGCTTTGTCCTTTGCAGAGAAAGGAGTAACCAATTTCTCGGGTTCAATCTCAAATGCTCTCTGTAAGAGTGCAACGGAGTTAATGCCGTCTGCAACCTTATGAGTTTCATAAAGTGCGGAGTTAGCAACATTCTTAGGCTCTTTGCCGTCTGCGGCCTTAGCCTCGAATAATACATCACCCGTTTTTAATGCACCCATAGCGGCATCAATCGTGAGTTCGTCATATTCTGCCTTTGACTTGTCGATAGCGGTAATTGTCGCGCCATTAGTACCATTGCCGAGGATAGTTCCCATAACGACGAATGAGCCTTTAGCAATTTTTACTTTGGTGTCAGTTGCGCCAACATTCTCCTTTACGAGAACATTTACCACAATCTTTGCGGTCTTTGCCTTGAGGTCAGCTGCAATAGGAGTGAATGATGGAATATAACTGCCTACTGTCAATCCTGTAACATCAAGGACGTAATTGCCACGACGGCGAAGACCAGTAGACACGTCGTAACGCTCTTCCTGCTCTTCCT